GGCGCCTTTGGCGGCTTCAGTTTTGCAAAAGGCGGCATCATGACCGAAAGGGGCCCGCTTGAGCTGAATCGGTATGCGTCTGGCGGCATTGCCCGTAGCCCGCAGCTTGCAATGTTTGGTGAGGGCAGCCAGCCTGAGGCGTTTGTGCCGCTGCCTGATGGCAGGCGGATCCCTGTTGTCATGCAAGGCGGCTCTGGCGGCTCTACTACGGTGAACGTGAGCGTGGATGCGAAGGGCAGCAGCGTGCAGGGCGACCCCGGCCAAGGCGCCGCGCTGGGCCGTGCCATTGCCGGCGCAGTGCAGGCAGAATTGATCAAGCAGAAGCGGCCTGGCGGCATCCTGGCGGCGGCTTAAACCATGGCGACCTTCACCTTCACCCCGAGCTTTAAGGCCACCGAGAGCAGCAAGCCTCGCGTGCGCAGGTTCCAGGCTGGCGACGGCTACGAGCAGCGCGTGCGCTTCGGCCTCAACACCGACCCGAAGGAATGGACGCTGCAGTTCTCCAACCGCGACGACACCGAGCGTGATCAGATCGCAGCCTTCCTCGAGGCGCGCGCCGGCGTGGAGGCCTTCGACTGGACACCACCTCGCGGCACGGCCGGCAAATACGTGTGCGAGGAGTGGCAGGTGACGCTGAGCAACTGCAACAACAACCAGATTCAGGCCACCTTCAGGGAGGTCTATGAGCCGTGACGGTTCCCTTCTCAGACCTGCAGGCGATTGCACCCAGCGCGATTATCGAGCTATTCGAGCTGGAGCTCAACGCGACGCAGCACGGCACGAACGATATTTACCGCTTTCACGCTGGCACCAGCCTCAACAGCAATGGCGAGGTGGTCTGGGCCGGCAACAGTTATCTGCGCTTTCCGGTGGAGGCCGAGGGCTTCGAGTACAGCGGCAACGGCCAGCTGCCGCGGCCAAAGGTGCGGGTGAGCAACATCCTGGGCACAATCACAGCGCTGCTGCTCAGCCTGCCGGACGGGCTTGAGGGCGCGAAGTTCACGCGCATCCGGACGCTGGCGCGCTACATCGACGGCGCCAACTTCCCCGGCGGCACCAACCCCTACGGCACGCCGGACCCGACGGCCGAGTTCCCGCGCGAGATCTTCTACGTCGATCGCAAGGTGAGCGAGACCCGCGACGTGGTGGAGTTCGAGCTGGCGGCCGCCTTCGACCTCGCCGGTGTGCGCGCGCCCAAGCGCCAGTGCATCGCCAACATCTGCCAGTGGGTCTACCGCTCGGCGGAGTGCGGCTACACCGGTGGCCTGCCCACCTGCACCAAGACTCTGGATGCCTGCAAGGCACACTTCGGCGCGAACTCCGAGCTGCCCTATGGATCCTTCCCCGGCATCGGCACCTACACGGTATGAGCATGGACGACTGGCGCACGGCAGCACTTGAGCACGCAAAGGCGGAGGATCCCCGCGAGGCCTGCGGCCTGCTGGTGGTGGTCAAGGGCCGCGAGCGTTACTGGCCCTGCCGCAACCTCTGCACCGGCATCGATCAGTTCATCCTCGACCCGGACGACTACGCGGCCGCCGAGGATGCTGGCGAGATCCTGGCGGTGGTCCACAGCCACCCGGCCACGCCGCCGCAGCCCAGCGGGCCGGATCTGGTCGCGTGCGAAACCAGCGGCCTGCCATGGCACATCGTCAACCCGAAAACCGAGGCATGGGGCGGCTGCAAGCCGTCGGGCTACCAGGCACCGCTGATCGGCCGCGAGTGGGCTTGGGGCGTCACCGACTGCTGGACGCTGGCGCGCGACTGGTGGCAGGCGCACGGGCTGCAGCTGCCGGATTGGGAGCGGCCGCTGACGCCAGAGCAGTTCGCCGCCGCGCCGATGTTTGATGGCTGCTGGCGCAACGCCGGGTTCCGCGAGCTCGCCGATGAGGAGGAGCTGCAGGTGGGTGATGCGCTGCTGATGAGCATCAGCGGGCCGGGGCTGAACCATGTCGGCGTCTACATCGGCGACGGCCTGGTGCTGCACCACATCCGCGGGCGGCTGAGCAGCCGTGACCTCTACGGCGGCTGGCTGCAGAAGTGTACGGGCCGGCGGCTCCGGCATCCTGACTTCATTACGATGGATGGAGGCTAAGCGAGGCCATGCTGCGCGAGATCCGGGTTTATGGGCGGCTGGCGAAGTTCCTCGGCCGGCGAGTGTTCCGCGCCGAGGTGGCGAGCGCAGCCGAGGCGGTGCGCTTCCTGCTGGCCAACTTCCCGCAGCTGGAGCAGCATATGGCCGACCAGCACTACCGGGTCAGCGTCGGCGGCTACGACCTGAGCCTTGAGGAGATTCACGACCCGGCCGGCCAGCAGCAGATCAGGATCGCGCCGGTGGTGGCGGGTGCGGGCACGGTGGGGCGGATCATCGCCGGCGTGGCGCTGATCGCCGCTGGCTTCCTGGTGCCGGGCATCGGTGCGCTGGGCGTTCAGATCCTGGTCGGCGTCGGCGCCTCGCTGGTGCTGGGCGGTGTGGCGCAGCTGCTGACGCCGGTGCCGAAGGTGCCGCAGGGCGCAGCGTCCAACACCGACCAAGATCCGCGCAAGTCCTACAGCTTCTCCGGCATCCAGCAGACCAGCCGCCAGGGCGTGCCGGTGCCGGTCGTCTACGGCGAGATGGTGGTGGGCTCGGTGGTGATCTCCGCCGGCATCGACACGGTGCAGGTGGCGACATGAGCAGGATCGTCGGCATCGCTGGCGGCGGCGGGTGCTTTCTTGGGCACACCCTGGTGCGCGTGCCCGACGGGCAGCGGCGCATCGATGAGCTGCAGCCGGGCGATCTGGTCCTGAGCTTCGACGACCAAGGCGGGATCCACCCGGCCAAGGTGCTGAAGGTCCACGTCCACGAAGGCGAGCGGGTGAACCGCTACCGCCTGTGGGGCGGCGCCGTGCTTGATGCCACGCCCAACCACTGGGTGCTCAACCAGTTCAACGCCTTCGTCGAGATCGACACGCTCGCCGGCGACGACTGCCTGGTGGATGAGAACGGTCACCTCCGGCCGATCGTGGAGCGTTCCGAGCTCTGTCATGGCACGGTCTACAACCTGACCGTCGAGGGGCACCACACCTTCATCGCCGGCGGGATCCGCGTCCATAATGCCGGCCTCGGCATCGCTGGCGCTGGCGGCGGTGGCGGCGGTGGCGGCAAGGGCGGCGGCGGCGGCAGCCAGCAGCGCACGCCGACCGAGGCGAGGGACAACCTCAACAGCACGCAGTATGCCTCGGTGCTGGATCTGATCAGCGAGGGCGAGATCCAGGGGCTGAAGAGCGGCCTGCAGTCGATCTTCCTGAACAACACGCCGGTCCAGAACGCGAACGGCTCCTACAACTTCCGGAACGTCAAGATCGTCACCCGCAACGGCACGCAGAGCCAGGCCTACATCCCAGGCTCGCCCGGCATCGAGGACGAAAAGCCGGTGGGCGTGCAGGTGCAGAAGGCCACCCCGATCGTGCGCACGATCACCGACGCCAACGTGGACGCGGCGCGCATCACCATCACGGTGCCGCTGCTGCAGGAGTCCAACGACGAAGGCGACATCAAGGGCACCAAAGTGCGCCTACAGATCGCGGTGCAGTACGGCGGCGGTGGCTACACCACGGTGATCGATGACACGATCTCCGGCCGCACGGCTGACCCCTACCAGCGCGACTACCTGGTCAGCCTAGCCACCACCCCGGCGGACATCAGGGTGACCCGCATCACGGCCGACAGCAGCAGCTCCAGGCTGGTCAACGCCTTCAACTGGAGCTCCTACACCGAGATCACCTACGCGAAGCTGCGCTATCCCAACAGCGCGCTGGTCAGCCTGCGGGTGGATGCTCAGCAGTTCTCCAGCATCCCGAGCCGCTCCTACCTGATCCGCGGCATCAAGGTGCGGATCCCGAGCAACGCCACGGTGGACCAGGCCAACGGCCGGCTGGTCTATTCCGGCATCTGGGACGGCACCTTTGGCGCTGCGCAGTGGTGCTCGGATCCGGCGTGGATCCTGTGGGACCTGCTCACCTCGACCCGCTACGGCTTCGGCGATCACGTGCAGGCGGATCAGC